CGCCCGAGGGTGTCGGAAGGAAGTAGCGCTCCTTGTCGGTGACGTTGTAGGAGTCGAGCACCTTCTCCATGTAGGCCTTCAGATTGAGCGGGGCGCCGGACTGGGCCATGACCGGCTGCACCTGTGCCGCCATCTGCATCAAGCTCTGCGACTCGGCCCGGCGCTCTTGACGCATCAGCGAGTCGGCGGTCACGTCGATGGTGATGTCGTAATCGCCCTGGATCTCGATCGGACTGATCGTCTTGAACGCCTGCGCGCCCGCCTGCCCGACGATGCGGACGACCCTCTCCTCGCGCAGGAACTGCTGGTAGAGGAGGAGGAAGTGCCGTCCCAGCTCGGCGTAGGCCCAGAGGTAATGCTGCTTGCGGGCCTGGATCAGACGCTGGGCGATCGTGGTGATGATCGAGACGCCGGTCGCAGTCGACTGGTCGACGGTCTGCGAGTTGACGCCGCTGTTCATCGGCAGCCCGCCCATGATGTTCTGCAGGTCGCCCTTGAGCAGGCCCTCGGCCTCCAGGGTGATCGAGGCCGCTGCCGAGTCGATCGGGAGTGTCCCGATCTGGCCCGGATCCTCGACCAGCCACATCGCGTTCGGCTCGTAGACGAAACTCTCCAGGTCGTCCACATCGCTGCGGACGAGAGTGATCACGTTGGCGAGCATCCGCACCACATCGATCCGCTGGTTCTGCAGCGTCCACAGCATCTCCTGGAGCTGGGCGAGCGCCTCGACGATCGAAAGACCGGGGATCTGGAAGGCATCGGGCATTCCCGAGCAGACGATGAAGGGCATCCGCCCCATCCAGAGCGGGTTGGGCCGGTCCTTGAGCACGATCTGGCGGTTGCCGACCGTGATCACGCGCTCGGGCGTCCAGTACTCCAGTACCTCGATCAGTTGCCAGGCGCGGTCGACGTGGCGCAGGCGCATCTCGCGTGCGGAGATGTCGGAGGTGCGCGGCACCGAGCTGGTCGAGGACTGCCACTTGAGCTTGTCCACGTTCTCGTAGTCGTAGAAGCCGTCGCCGACCTTGCGCTGCAGCGACTCGTATGTCTCAAAGGTGCGGTGGATCAGGAACTCGGCCTTCTGCGGGCTGGGCGCGACCCCCGGCCAGAAGAAGTCGCGCAGGTCGACGACCTCGGCGCAGGCGTCGTCGACGATCAGCGTCTCGGTCGGCTCCTGCTCGTCGTAGACGGTGACCGAGTCGTAGGGCTGGCCGAAGGCGTCGGCGATCACGAGCGAGTGCTGCGCGAGCTTTGTCACCTTGCGCTTCTCGCTGCGCCAGTAGGCCTTGATCACCGAGAGGCCCGCGATCATGTCCTGCTGCATGAAGGGCCGCTGCTTGGCGGCGAAGCCGTCGCGGTCGAAGGCGTAGGTGAGCGTGTCCTCGACCGCCTCGACCGAGGTGATCCGCGCAAGCACGTCGGCGATTGCCTCCTCGGGGCGTGGGCGCGGCTGCACGTCGAAGCGCGGCCTCGGCTCCAGCATCGTCGCCAACATCCCCTCGCAGGTGTTGAGCACATACGGGGTTGTGATCTGTGAGCGCCACTGCTCGGTCGGGTCGCTCGATCCCTGACCGTCGTCCTGCATCAGGCCCCGGTAGGCGAGGTAGCGCTTCTCCAGCTTGCGCACGAACTCGTTGTGGTAATCGCGCTCGCACTTCTGCACCGCGTTGACGACGAGGGCGAGCGCGTCGGCGTTCTCGATCTGGGTGTAAGGGTCGACGTTCTCGCCGACGTTGTCGCTGGTCGGCGTGGAGTCGACTCCGTATGAGGTCAACTAGGCTCCCAGCCCCGGCAGTCCCGGTGCACCCTGCAGCGCCCGCACGAGACTCTTGCCCCCGCCCGACATCGCGTCCTTCTGGTGCCCACCCTTGAGGCCGGTGACGATCGCGAGCGCTTTCGAGGCCTGCGCCTTGTCCATCGCGTCGTGATCCATGCGGATGAAGGCCTGGAGCGCGTGCTCGGCCACGTCGAGCGCCTGCATCGAGGTGTCGTAGACATCGTCGGGATGGCCCGGCACGTCGGGCGCGTCGGGCGGCGGCGGGGCAGAGAGCGGCCCTCCGGGCGCGAGATGCGGCGGTAGCGGCGGTCCGCCGGGACCGGGGCCGGGACGCGGCCCGGCGAGGGCGGCGAGCATACTGCTCATGCGGTACTCCTCTCCCAGGGATAGTTCGCCGAGCCTGTGCGGCGGCGTTTGGGCTTCGCCCGGTAGCGGCGTTCGTGGGTGCCGTAGAGGCGGTACATCTCCAGGGCGATCCCAAACGCCATCACGCGGTCATCGTTGGATCCGTCCTGCGCCCTCGGCGAGGGCAAGGTCTTCTGGCGCACGAAGGTGCGGCACTCCATGATCAGACTGCGGGGCAGAGCCGGAATCGTGCGCTCACGGATCACCTGCTCGATCTGGTTGATCACCTGCGGCCTCGTCTTCTGGTTCATCGGGAAGCCGTAGTTCTTGAGCTGGTGGTTGTCGGGCCGGTCGCCGATCGCGTGCCGGTAGAGCTTCGGGTAGTGCGGCCTCCCTTTCCTGCCGTCGCGGAGCGAGATGATCACCGGCTCGCCGAAGCCGCCGCCCATCTCGATCGCCATCCGCGCGGTGCCGTACCAGCGCCCGAGATAGTGGAGCTGCTCGGCGAACTCGTCGGCGTCGATCTTCGCGTGCAGCTCGGCCGCGAGCGACATCGAGCTGAGGTCGATCACGTAGGCGCAGGAGTAGTCGAGGCCGCGCCCGGTCGCGACATCGGCGCCGATCGCGTAGTCGTGACTCGCATCGGGCCGCGCATAGAGCCTGACCCAGCCGTGCTCGGAGTAGTGGATCTTCGCCCTCCCGCCCGTCTCCGAGACGTGGAAGCGAAGACGCTTCTCCTCGGCGAGGGGCTTGTGCTCCGAGTACCAGGCGAGCGCCTCCAGGTCGAACCAGCACTCGCCCGTGTTGATGAAAGCGTCTTCGGGATTACGCGGGAACTGCTCGGCCCGGTCGGCTGCCGGGAGCGCTCTTGCATGGGTGGCGTACCAGTGCTCGTCGCGGTCGGGATGAAGATCCCAGGCGAGAAACTGGCCGTCGATCCCGTAACTCTCCTGGTTGACCCAGAGGTGGTGGAAGAAGTTACCCTCGCCGGTCTGCTCGTTGGAGATGCCGTTGGCAGTGGAGATGACGATGAGCTGCCCGCCGTTGTCGGCGGTGGGGAAGAGCGCCTTCCACGACTCCTGCGCGTACTCGTGACGGGCGTACTCGTCGAGGAGGACGATCGTCGCCGTCTCCCCGTGCCCCGCCCTTCGCGTCGAGGGGAGGCCGACGACGGTCGAGAGGCGCCCGTCGGGAAAGGTCAGCTCGATCGTCGTCGTCGGCCGCGCCCCTCGTGTCGGCTTGCTGATCTCGGCGCCGAAGCGAAGATGGTCGGGGAGTGAGTTGACCATGTCGAAGAGCCGGTTGACGACCTTGATCGCCTCGTCCTCGTTGATCGAGACGACCAGAGCACGAGTGCCGGGCATGGTCAGGAGCTTCCAGAGCGCGTAGCCCGCCGCGAGCCAGGTGATCCCGATCTGGCGGGCCTTCAGAACCATGCTCAGCGGCTGGCCCATCCAGCGGTCGAGCACGCGGCGCTGCCAGTACCAGCCAGCCTCGGGGTCTGCAAGGGTGAAGGTGAAGCGCTCGCCGGTCTTCGGGTCGATGCAGAGGACGTGGTCGAGCAGGCCTGCCGGGTGCTTCATCGCCGCCTCGCGCGCGCCCATCTTGCGCTCGTAGACGGCGAGGAAGTGCTCGCGCTCATCAGGGCTTACATGACCAAGCCGCCCAACTGAAACCGTTGTCTGCGAAGTAGCGGAAGGCGGCTTCGGACTGGGTCCAGGCGTCGGGGCCGTGCCCGTATCGTCCTCGTGCATAGTCCCCCATCTGGAAGAGGCCGAGGTACTGGCCGTTGACTGCCGTCGTGGAGAGCCTCGATTCGCACCACGCGACTCGCAGTGCCTGAGAGCAGTAGGGGCCGAAGACCCCGCAGATCACGCGCTGTATCCGGTCCGTCGCCGCCGCGCGGGCGGCAAAGGCCACGGTCGAGAGGGCAAGGATGAGGGTGACGACAGCCACCTTCACGAGCTACCTCCTGTGGGTCGCTAACGAGACGACGCCGTAAAGACAGGCGTCGATCGTCGGACTAGGAGGTGAGGCCTGTCTCGCTCGGCGTGTACTGCTTGCTGCTTGCTTGCGGGCTAGTCGTCTTCCGGCTCGCCCTGCTCCAGCACGGTGTCCTCCCAGTAGTCGGGAGCGAACGGGCCTTCGTCGAAGTTGAAGGACTGCTCGGTGCCGGGCTGCTGCGTGGTGGCCGCGTTTGCCCACTCCTCGGCGGGAGCGTCGGGCCGAAGCTGCTTCGATGAGCCGTATCCCTGCGGCATCAGGTTCCTCTCGTTAGGTGTACTGGACGCCGAGCCAGGCGACGACATTGGTGCCGGTGCCGTCGAAGACCTGAACCATCCGCCCCGTCTTCATCCACTGCGTCTGCAGGTAGGTGTAGGCGGCACAGGCAATCGCGACCGCCGAGGGCTGATCGGTAGCACCGCCAAGAAGCGTCTCCTTGGTCGTCTGGTCGGCTGCCATCAGGTAAACGGTGAAGGTCTCGGTCGGGGGCGCCCTCAGATCGGGCGCCTCGTCTGCGCTCTCGCTCATCGCTTCCTCGTCTTTCGCTTGCGGGACTGGCCCGACTGGCTGAGGCCGATCGCGACCGCTTGGCGCTGGTTGCGCACGATCGGCCCCTTCTTGCTACCCGAGTGGAGCGTGCCCGCCTTCCATTCGTCCATCACCAGCTTCATCTTCGCCTTCTGCCCCGCCTTGGTGGTCGGCTTGCGCTTGGCCACTACTTCTTCCCTCCCGTCGACTTGGGGTGCTTGCGGCGCATGTGCGAGTAGAGCGACCCGGCAGCCATCCGCTGACCGCAGACCGGGCACTGGGTCATACCGGGACCGCTCATTTCTTCTTCTTCTTCGCGCCGCTCACCTTGAGTAGGTTCGGGTTGCGTTTCTTCGCGGCGGGACTTGCCTTGCGCGCCCCGGCGGCGAGGATCGCCCCGGCGCGCTCCTGGCTGATCCCCTGGCGCTTGGCGATCTGCGACTGCGCCGCCTTGAAGCCGGGGTGCGCAGCAGTCTTCTTACGAGCCATCTGCTCTTCTCCTTGTCGAGGAAGGTGGAGGGAACGCCACTAGCTCACCCTCGTCGGCTGCACCTGGATCATGCGGTACCCGAAGTACGCGGTAGCCACGTTGGTCTGGTATTGCAGCCCGATCGTCGTGGACGCCGCAATTCCTCGTAGTACCGGGTCGTAGGACGGCAGCATCTCGAACATCGCCTGGATTCCCGCGCTGGCCGGGACCGAGACGCTGGTCTGGACCCCTGATGGGGCGGTCGCGCCGACCTTGACGCCGAGGTACCCGTTGAGGCCGGTCCCGGCGGACACGACCCTTGCTCCGAACCGGACCTGGTAGTCGCCTGCTCGCGGGATCGTCACCTGGGGGCCGACGGTGGCGAGGTCCTGCCAGGTGCCCGTCACCGCAAGCGACTCCTGCACGTTGAGGTAGGCGCCGAGAGGTGTCGCGCCGACACACTCCCACTTGTACGCCGACGTGGAACCGGCGTTGTAGCGGAAACGCCACTGGTACGTGGGATTGGTGACCGAGTCGACGAGGATCGCCTCCTGCCCATCGACAGGAGAAGCGGGCAAGGTCGTCCCGTAGCTGACGACGGTGAGCGGGATCTGCGCGGCGGGGATCTTGCCGCCCGAGTCGAGCGAGGCGTACCCGTTCGCGAGACCCTTCTCGACCTTCTGCTGGAGCGCGTTCATGTGCGCCGCATCGAGCGGAGTTGTGCCGTCTTGATAGACAACGCTCATGGAATACCTCCTGAAAAGCGAACGACGCCCCGAAGGGCGCCGTCCGTTCCCAACTCAAGGAGGGTGCGGCACCGAAGTGCGCACAGCCCTGCTCGGTTGACCTCGTAGGTTACAGACTTCGGAGACTGCGCTAGGCTTCTCCCGTTCGCAGCGGGGGAGAGGCGACCTGTCGGTGTGCGACGATTCTCCTTCCGGTGCAGATTCCCAACCAAGGAGGAGTAGTGAACGAGTCAGCCGCAGAGACAGCGCTGAGAGAGGCGCTTCAGCCCGTGATCGAACTCGACTCGGCGCTGGCGCTGCGCGAGGCGCACGCCAAGAACGAGCTGGAGGAGGTGCGCGCCGAGCGGCGCAAGCTCGCAAGCGTGCTGCGCGTGCTCGACCCCGAGCGCGCGACGACGCCGAAGCGTGGCCCCAAGCCCGGCACCAACGGGCAGCGGGTGATGCCCTATGCGATCAGTGAGGAGAAGGTCGAGCAGGTCCGCGAGATCGTGCTCGCCCTCGGCGGCGAGCCGTTCAAGATGATCGATGTCTACGAGCGCTGGGAGGAGAACTCCTCCAGCGAAGGAGCGAAGAAGGACAACATCAACAAGGCGCTCTCGCGCCTGCGCGAGCGCGGGCAGGTGCGGCTGCTGAAGACGCAGCGGGGCAAGCACGGCGGCAACATCTACCTCGCCACCCCCCGGATCGAGGTCGGCCCTGTCTCGGAGGCGGCGGCGGCGAACGGGAGTGAGTAATGGCCGCGCGGGGAAACGGCCACAGGAAGGTGCCGGGACGCTCTTTCGACCTCTACGCCTTCTCCGACGAGGAGCTATTACACCTCGTCAAGGACAACCTCGATAGCGGCGGCTGGGTCAACTCCGCTGAACTGGCGGACGCGATCGGGATTCCCGAGGACGAAGAGAACCGCCTGGCGGGGATCGGGATCCGGCTCGCCTGGATGCAGCGCTACGGGGTGATCCGCAAGAACACCGAACCACCCTTACTGCCCACGCGCTGGACGCTGACCGGGCGCGGGATCGTCGTCCTCGATGCCACCTTCTCGAAAGCGCTCAACGAGCAGCTCCGAGGGCTGAAGGGGGAGGCGCTGTGGAGATTGGCCCGCGAGGTGACGGGGCGCTACGGGCAGACCGACGA